GCAAAGCTAGGCGGCGTAAACGGTGCGGTAACGTCAATGTGCGAAGTAACCCACTGACCAGCAGACATAATTGATATATAGCTTTCCGTAGTCCAACCTATAGTTTCAATTGTTAAATATCTAACTGAAAAATTATTGTCTGTCCACATTGCACCGAACGGCCTATATAAATTGTCGGTAGGTTTATATTCGTGGGTATAAACACTACCATCATCCTCAAAGTCGCCAGTCGTATTATTAGTGTTAGTGCTATATTTTATAGCAACACCCTGATCTCTAGTTAGATTGTGTGCGTAAATGGCAAAGCCGTTCATCCCTAAAGAGCTAGGGAATAAGATTTTAACCCTGACCTGTGTAGAGTTAGCTATCTTAAACGTAGTACCTGCATTCTCATCGATACAATTCTCAAAGCCATGACCAGCAGCAGCAGCCCCAGCTTGATAAGTTATAGTTGTGGCTCCGCTTTTTTTACGCCAGTAACCGTGGTGTAATTCGTTCTCTACTAACATTGCTCCAGACATTATGAACCCACCAATGCGTTAATTTCTAGGCCGTCTTCTGTAGCCTCGTTTATGGCCTCTATGATACGCCTTGCACCGCTAGGGTCAATAGAGCCGTCTACAGTTACGTTTATAGGTTGTGGAGTAATAACTTGATCTTGTGGACTCATCTCTTGTACAGGTGCATTTTGTGCTAATGACCCGCCACCGCCACCGCCACCACCACCACCACCGCCACCACCCATAGCGACACCAGCTACGCCAGTGCCAAACTTTATGGCTGCCGTTGTTACTGCTAAAGCCTTAGATGAAGCTAAACTTGCTCCAGCCATAGCTTGACCTTTAGCAATGACAGCGGTTTGCGTAGCCCCAGTTGGGTCAGGAATCATAGATGCCTGTAAAGCGTGACCTGCAACTATAGATTGGGCCGTTCTAGCGCCTTGTGCCATGATTTCGCCAGCAGCCATTGCAGCATCTATAGCAACGCCCGCCACCGCTGCCGCTTTTGAATCACCTAATAGTTTTTTTGCTAACCCAGCAATTGCTTTAGCCCCGCTCATTTTTACAGACATAAGCGATTTATTTTTATGATTCTCAATAGCTAGAAGTTCACTTGCCTCTTCATTTTGTATTTCTTTTAGCGCTTCTGCTCTTTCAGCTTCTTTTTCAACTATAACTTCTAACTCTTGATCATACTCAGACGCAATTCTTTCAAGTTTAGCCTCTAATAATGCTGCTGCTGTACTAGCTTCAATCTCACCAGCAGCTAACATTCTTTCCACATCTTGCTCGGCTAGTTGATCTTTTAGTTCTTTTTCAAACAAAGCCGCTTCTGTAAGCCTTTCTTGATGCTGTAGTTGAAAGATAGCAGCTTGAGCCATTTCTAACTCAGCAGCTTCTTGATTTTTCGCTAGAATTTCGTCTTTTCTTGCCTGATCATCTGCGGCAGCTTTATCTTTAATTTCCTTTTCTTTAGCAATTTTGTCAAGTAGTGGCTGTAATGGGTTTACTTTCGTAGCGGCAAGGTCATCTTCAAAATCATCATCTTCAAAATCATCAGGCGCTGGAGGTTTCTTGTTTTTTGCAGCATCGGCAGTTGCTTTATCTGCATTTCTTTGCGCTATCTTAGCATCTATAACGTCAAGCTCATCTTGGAATTTTTCAAGTTGCGCTAAGTTATAACCAGTGCTTTCATTTTCTTCGCCAAAAAAATAACCAAAAACACTCATTTTATTTTCTTGCGACTTTATCTTTTTGAGCTGTTTTTCCCTCTCGCCCTCCAAGCCTTTGTCAAAGTCTGCAAAAAAGTCTCCTGTCATCTGAAACATTTCAGCAAACTCATTTGCAATATTTTTTGTACTTGAGGCTGTACCACTAGCTTTTGCAAGCTGTATAGAGGCGTAAGCAATGTTTTCGCCAAGAGTATCTATGGCCGCAGCTACACCACCACCAGTACCAGCGCCTTTCATCTTCTCTTCTATCTTATCAAGAATTAATGCTTGCGCTTCATAAGTTTTATTTGCATCTTTTAAGGCTGCAATCTTTTCTTTTTCTTGCTCTGTAAATAGCACTCCAGCGCGAGTTAAAGCAGATAGGTTATTTATAGGGTCTTCAAGGGCTTTTGCAAGAGTTTTACCTGCACTTGCAGCGGTTTGCCCCATCACTGCCGATAGATCAACAGAAGCAGCGATAGCTCTTTTAAATACATCACCAGATATTGACTGAAAACTAAGAAGTACGCCTTGTAAATCTCTTATTCCACTAGCGCTTGCTAAGGTATCTCTACCTACAGCGATAGCCATTCTATCTAGCTCTATTGCTGTAAAGCCAGCCGTAAAGCCTGTAGCTTTTGTCATCGCCTCAAGTTTAAACATTTGCGTTTCGTAAGCGGCAAAGGCTCCAACAGAGTTTTTTATAATAGTTGCTACGCCAGCAAGAGCAACGCCAGTTGCAATCCCAGCTAGACCAAAATTATTCATACCAGTTGCTAAGAATGATAATCGACCAGACACACCACCGAGCGGGCCAGTCATTACAGCGGCAGCATTAGATGCTCGCTTTAATGATTCTGTCATTTTGTCTGTAGCAGTGGTGGTTTTTTTTGTTTCGTTGCCAGTTTTCTTTAAAGAATCTTTAAGAAGTTTTTCTTTGTTAGTCAGCTTTACAGTTTCGTTGCTTGACTTTTTCTTAGCTGTAGTTCCATCATTGACAGACTTAGCGGCCTTACCTGATTCTTGCGCTAGTTTTTTCAGCTCATCATTAGCTTTCTTTAATTCGGCTGTGTTTGCCTCAAATATCAGTCTTGCGATTGTGTCTGCCATTGTTTAAGCCTTTCCTGATCTAAGCCTAAGATAGCATCTATTTGCCATCTATCTAGGTGTTCGTCATACAATTTAGAATAAGCCAATATATCTTGTAGGCTTATACTCTCCACACCCTTAGAAATTAAACAATAAGCATTCCATGTACCAACTAAATAATCATCAAGGTGAGGCTGATCGTGCAACTCTCTAGGAGCACGACCAGATATTCTCTCAATAGCTTTCCACTGCTCTAACCTTGTGGATTTGCTACCCTTAATTCTACCGTTAGCAAAAAAAATCCATTTGCCAAACGCGATTATTTTTTCGGCTTGGCGCTCGTAAAATTTGCTCTATCTGCCATAAAGGTGTCAATCTGATCTCTTATGTATGGCGCTTTAATATAAAGCTGCTTACATAGATTTTTAGTAAACTTCTCGTCAGTTCCGCGCCAGCTTATAGTAGATGCAACTAAACTATCTACAGTCATTGCCTCGTCATCAAAGTCTTTGTTAGCTCTTAGAGCTTCCATATATGATTTCTGCTGCTTCTTTGCTTGCGCTCGGAATACAGGAGAGTCCACACCCATTACTTTAATGAAAAGACCTGTTTCATTGCCTTGGTCGTCAATAATTTCTATTTCAGAGCCAGCTTCGTGTAACTCAGTTGTATATAGTTCACTAATTTTCATAAATCACCCTTTTGGTTAAGTAAAGCCCCACCCAGTGAGGCTGTTTAAGATTATAACGCTGTATCAATTACCAATGTAGAAGTGCTTGCATCAGCGGCTACCGCTACAAAGTCCATAGCTACAGATAAAAGACCTTCACCACCAACTTCAACAGCACCAGTAGTATAGATGATTTTAGCCATTGTAAAGCTAATACCCGTTGTACTAGAGCCAAAGCTAATAGTTAAAGTGCTTGAAGTGTTGCTGATAAACTTCTCTAGCAATGCTGGAGTAGTAAAGTGAGCCGTTAAAGAGCCGCTTACACGACACTTACCAATACCGCCTTGAATCGGCACAACTTCACCAACAGAGTTAGTTGTTTCAATGCCATTCTCAACAGATAAAGAAAGGTCTGTTAGGATTGCAGCAGCTTCGCTTGAAGTGATTGTAGCGTCAGAAGAATGGAATGGATTGTTAGCTTCAACGTAGTTAGCTCCACCGTCATCTGGGTCTGCGTCATTACCAGCAGTTTCAGTAGTCATTGTTGCGCCAACGATACCAACGCTACACTCGACAAGTCCGTCAGCAGGAATGCTCATTGAGAAGTTATTAAACTCACAACCAGTGTAAACATGCGCGTCATCGCCGCCATTTAGGTCAGCGCCAAAATCTTGTACGATAGTGTATGACTGTCTCTCAGAGCCGATTTGCATAGCTCCACCAGATAATGAGCTATCACCTAAGACACCCTGTAACATACCAATGTATGCTGGCTGGTGTGCTAGATCAAAAGAGATTTCACCTGTAACTGAGTGAGCACCCATGATAACGTCTTGTAGTTCACGGTTGCCTGTAATTACGGCGGATTCGTGGTTGGTTTTAGCCAAACTTAAACTAGCAGACTTGAATGGGATTATTTGATAATCAGTTCCAGCTACTTCTGAGCCATAAGTTGCTTCTTTTTTAAAACCAACTACTACGTTAGTTCCACTTGCAATTGCCATAATTAATTCCTCGCGGGCGTTACCGCATAATAAGATACATCTATATTTCTAACAAAAAATGCACCATCTCTGCGCCCAACGCCAAGTGATACGTTCAAAATCCTAACGACCGTGCCGTTAGAAGTTATTTTCATGCCTCTGGTAAAGTAGTTAGCGATACTGTCTACACGATCAGTAAATCCGCCAACACCAGTTTTGCTGTAGTAATCAATCTGGAAAAGCCCATCGTGTCGCTCTGTTCCAGATGTACCAAGACTAGCCGTAGCTGTATTTGCTGGTAGTAACGTACCTACAACCCATTCAGCATTTAAGTTAGTCTTTAAAACTTCAGATAAATCGAAGTCTGTATTTTCATATATTTTATGTGTAATGCTTAAATTTGTACACATTGTATTAAACAGAGATTCAAATCCTATACGTATATTTCTAAACGGCTTACTAAGATCGGCTGCTACAGCATCTGTAATCGAACCTGCGTCAATATTGTAAATGTCGCCAGTAGAAGACTCGGTTATTAAGTTGTAATCGACACTCATTCAAATTTCCTTACAGCTTGCTTCATACTAATCCGCATCATTCCAGCAGGTGCTCTCGCATACCCACCTAGCTCTATCTTTTCAGCGTAGTGCAGCGAGTTAGTAAAGAAAATAGGCTCACCCATTGTAGACTCTGCAATCTTACTCGTTACATCGTATGCGCTATTTAAACTATCACCACCAGAAGCATCTTCACTTCTGCCATTAATAGCAATAATTGGTGAGCCAAAACTTGCATACCAACTATTTTTTAACTTACCTGTATCTACGGAAGTTCTATCAACCGTATTTACCATCACGTCCTGAACAACTTGCTTCACAACCTTGTGAGCATCTTTGAGCGCAATCTTTGTATAAGCCTTAACTTCTGAGTCGAAGCTCATAATAAATCACCGTTTGAGCTGGTTGTATTGGTGTAATCTCAATAACTCTATAACTTTCAGAATTTATAAAAACCGTATCACCAATCTTAGGCGGTGTTGCGGAGTACGCAACGGCAGGAAAGTCTTTAAAGGCTAAAGAGCTATCAACTTCCTCATTCTTTATCTGAGCAAATAAAACTACGTTCGCCATATATATTGTCTGACTACTAGAGCTAACACCTTGTGTCGGATCATAGGTGACATTACCATTTCTGGTAAAGGTCACGGATTGACCGAAATCGGCAATCATTTTCGTAGCTGTTAACGCTAGTGGCGTATAATCAAAGGCCATTATGCCCTCACAACCCTCATTGGGTTTCTAATTAGCTTTCTAAGCGCCTGAGAAGCCGCTGGTAGCAAAGTACGATCTGCGCTAGAGGATTTATACTCTACCTCTATCTCGCCTATCTTCTCTTTTACAGTCTCTCTGGAGATGGGGTCATTTATACCGAACCCTTGCTCGAAACCGTATGCCAATTCGTAAATGGCATTTAATACCTCTTTAGGTATCTCGTCTACACTCTTTCCGTAGCCATCAATAACAATGTTACTTCTAGGCCACTGTAAAGATTGTACATCACTGGCTTTTACGCCAACGAAAGGTAATTCTTCAAAATAATCCATAGCCCGTAAAATGTAAGCCTCTGCCTGAGCATCACTTATATCTGTACGTGCTGGGTATCTTGCGTTCAGGTAAGAATCGTAATTGACAACAGTTACGTAACTATTGGCAGTTGTTGATTGCTGTCCTGTTTCTACTGTTAAAGCCATGTTCGCACCTTAAAAAAATGGCCGACCCTCAAAAGTAAAAGGGAGGGAAACTCAAGAGAGCCGACCAAAACTTACTAACTACTAGCCAATTAATGCAGCGATGAAGTCAGGTTTCCACGCTTTAGTTCCCCAAGACGCAGCAACTTCGATCATCGACTTTTTATAGCCTTTGTAGATACGGATTTCAAATACTAGACCTGAATGTGGGTCTTGTACAAGTACCGCATCGTCAGCAGCATCGCCGACAGAAGGAATTGCTGGAGCACGCATTGCAAGCTCGATAGCAGAACGAGCGAATACGAAGTTAGGATTGTAAAGAGCACGCTCAACAGTTACAGCAGTATCGTTAGATGTAGCATTGCGTAAACCTTTATCACCACGGAGCACGATAGTACCACCAGCAGCTTCGTTTGCAGTACCAGTACCAGAAGCAACATAACCAGTTGAATCGCCAGCAAGCGAAAGCAAATCGCCTGAGTCAATTGAACCAGTGCCGTCAGCAGTGTTTGCGTCAACAGTAAGAGTTGTTGAGCCAGCAGCGACTAAACCGTTGTTGATTGCTAGTGCAGCGTCAGTACCAACAGAATCATAAGATGAAATCTGCGAAGACTCACGAACATCAATACCGTACATAGGCATTAAAACGCCTTGAGTACGTAAGCTGTCGTTTCCAGCAGCATTAACATTTACGATGTTGTTACTAGCGCGGAATTTTGCACCAGCTACAGTGTTAAATACACCTTGTAGATCGCCATTTGCAGCGCCGTTATCAACTAATTGTTGACGTACAGCAGCAAGGTCTTCTAAACCAGAAGTAGATGCACTAAAGCCGAATGGAGTAGTACCAGCAGTACCAGCGAAACGAGAAAAGTTACCTTGTGCAGTTACAGCAAGATCAGCTTCCATTTCGTTAGTCAAAGTACGCATTGCTTGTGCAATTAAATCACCGTAAACAGTGTCGTAAGTACCAGCGTTACGAAGTTGCAATTCTTGTTCACCAGACATCGGGATTTGAACAGCTTTCGATTTTCCGATTTGAAAAGTGCTATTACCGATAGTTTGGTCTTCGCCCTCTGGAATAGCCATTGCTCCGCCAGCAATATCTTGTGCAGCAGAAGAGCTAGGTGTTACAGCAGCTTTGATTGTATCGCCTACAGCAGCGCGAGAGCTATCAGCGTTCATGGTTACAGCAGGAATAAAGCCAACAGCTTCACGGCCTACAACGTCAGCAGCAACATAAATGTCAGTTGCTAAACTATCTAATGTTAAGTTACCCATTTTGGTTCTCCAAAAAAATAATTATATGATTTTGCCGCCAGACTTGACGAATTTCATGCGCTTAGTGGCATCCATTGCATCAAATTCTGATCGACTTACTTGTTTGGTATCACCAGCCCCGCTGTTTCCACCCGTTGCGCCACCCCCAGCAGCTTGTGACCCGTCAACCAAAAACGGGTATTCCGCCTTGATGGATTGCGTCAATTCTTGCACGGTGCTGACCGTTAAGTTCCCATTACCGTCCAACACCCTAATCTCGCCATCTACAAGAGATAATCGAGATGAAATCTGTTCAGTTAGCAATTTAGCTCGCGCAGTATCTTTTGTTAATGAAGATGCCACTTGTCCCGCTTGGCTTGCTACCTGTTGCTTCTGTAAATTAGCCTTTAAAGTCGCTAACTCTTCAGAAGCCTTTTGCCGTTCCGACTCAGAGCTGTTGTATAACTGCTCAAAATCGTTAGCCTTACGCAGCTTGTCAGCCGTTTCAGCCTTAGCCAGTTCTTCAGCTTCGCTTGCCTTTTGCTGTACCGTTTTCTTTTCGGTAAGCAGTTCGTCAATCTTACGCTTTAGACCTGATACATCTTCTTTTGGCACGCCCTCAACATTCAAAGTGTAGCCATCTTCGCCCTGCGAATATAAACCTTGCTGTGAATCGTCTAACGTTCCAAATTCTTCTGCACTTACACTGTATTTAATACTCATTCTTATAACCCCTAGTTATAAAATATAGGCTACCCTGTAGCCCTTTAGTTATATACCATCTTGCTCATTTATTGTCAAAGAATTGACACTTTCTTCTTCAATTTCTTCTTCAACCTCTTCTTCAGGCTCTACTTCCGCCTGAATCCTTGACATTTCAGCCTCTAATTCAGCGTCAATGTCTTCGTTAGTGCGACCATCTTTGATCACACCTTGTTCTCTTGCCAGCTCTTGCATATCTGACTTAGCAATCAGATTGCTTTCATTTAATTGCATTGCAGCCATAAGCATTTGTGGGTCAGCAACTTCATCAAAGAACTTAGTGTTTAAGACGAATGTAGACTCTTGTGTTGCGCCCATAAACATACCGCACCATTCGATACAGGCTTTAATACCCTCTGTTACGTTGTCGGCGATAGTAGTTAGGATAGATGTCTCACCCGCTTGCTCGATAAGGCTTTGAGTCGCAGTCTTTGCAGCGCCCACTTCCATCATTCGAGCGCCAAGTTTACGCATTTGCTCTTCTTTTCTGACCATTAAGCGATCAGCTAGTTGGTTTTCTGACGCTTGCACAACAGAGAAGCCACCAGAGTCACCTAAAAAGTGACCAGCCATTGACCCAACAGTAATTCCGTTAGGGTTAGCTTCTGTAAACTGGGTTAAAGACATAGAAGATGACACACCAAGGGTTAACTGACCGTGAACAAAGCAGTTTTCTTCTAAATCGGCAGAATTGCGGTAGTGAGCAATGTTAATGTGAGCTACATCAGCTAATGGAGGTACATCTACAGTAGGGTCATTGTTTTCAGAGCCGATAATAAACAAAGGAATGAAATCAAAGAACTCGCCGTTAGCTTTCTTGGGTATATACTCTGCGGTTATAGGTTCGTTATCTTGATATAACTGTTGGGTATAAACGCCATCTCTCAAACGTAGAACTCGGTACTGCTTTTTGATTTCGTAAGAGAACTCGTCATCATTGTTGTCGTATTCTTCGCAAAGCACTGCTAAAGCGAGTAATTTCTGACCATTTACCACTTCTACGCGCCAATTAACAAAGTTTTCGGCTGTATAGCGGTTAATCGTGGCCTTTGGGGATAACCTGTTAACATCTTCTAGGCTTAATCCCTCTGCAACTTCAGGGTAGTCAACTAGAAGTGCGTGTCGGCCTTTAGATATAACCTCACCAGTTACATCCTTAGCCAAACTAACTAAAGATTCGCCAGCACCGTCAGCATTAGATTCTAAATACTCAGTTTCGCTAGGTAATACAACTTCAGGGTGGTTTCTAAAGATCGCACCAGTCAATCCGTCTCTAGTCTTGCCAGTGAAGTTGACAAAGACGGCGCGAGATAGGTAATTGACATATCTTGTGTCTACCTCGGAAACACCCTCCATAGATGGCAGGTATTTAGTTCGCTTTTTCTTAATAGCACGTTGGCCGTCACAGCAATCTTGCACCATGCGCCATTCGTCTAAGTAAGTTGAGTATTCTGGGTTTTGTTGTTCTACGCTCATAATTAAATCGCAAATTTAAACGGCACTGCCGCTATTGGTTTGATAATTGGCAGTTCGTGGGCAATAGGATAGGTCGCAGCGTCTATTAAATGATCTAAACCAGAGGTTTTGTCGGGTACGCCGTTATTATCGTAGGTTAATTGCTCTAAACTACTGGAAAGTTCAGGACATTCATCGGAATTTATCAATACTTGGCTTGATTCAAAGGCGGCATTAGCGGCCATGACTCGATCTTTGATAAAAGGGTTTTTCTTAGGTGCTCTACACTCAAATCCTGCCGTTTCTAACAGGGATATATCGGATATACTTGCATTCACGGTCTTTCTTGACGCGCCAGACGCATCTGGGTACACCGCAATGTTGTGATTAGGGAATTTAGTCTTCAGTGTATGGATCATGGTTGGCGTATCGTAGATACCCGTCAATTCTTTGACTGCATGGTATATACCGTTACGTTGCACGAAGACTACCGCCGACATTGCCGTTACGTTGAAATCCATACCGACCATAAGGAAGTCAAAGCGATTAATCGTTGCATCGCTCTGGTTTTTGTCACGGTTATAGCCGTTATAGACAGTTCCTTGGGTTAAGTTGACGAACTCGCCGTTCAAATATGCTGAGAGCAGGTTATTAGGGTAAATAGCCTTTAAGTTTTCCACATAGTCCGAGGGAAGATGCGGGTTAGACGCTGTTGGCGCTTGTATCAGTTCAAAGCCTTTCTGAGGATTCTTTTTCCACGTCTTGTAGACGAATTTAAAGCCTTCAGGTGTGGTGGTTACGCCAATTGTGTTGGGTTCACCATTAGGTTTGACTTCACGGTTACGAGCCATAATAGCTCGGAACGCAGCAGCAGCATCGGATTCTTTTAAGGTATCGAGTTCGTCAATATCGGCATCGGCATGGGCATAACCGATGATTCGGTTGATATTCTCCATTGAGCGGAAGATTATCTGACCGTAAGCGCCAAGGTCTATGTAGTTTAGAGGCGACTTGTGTAGTTTATAGGGTATTTGCAGCTCGGTGAGGATTTCCTCGAAACGCGGCCACGCAATCATACGAATCAAATCGTAGGTAGGTTCGTAGAAGCCCCTATTTGTAGTGGGGTTCCTTAATTTACCGATAATGCACCGCTGTACGGCTGCTTCGGTCTTGCCAGCACCAAATCCTGCAACTAGCGCAGGGAATTTAGCCTCTGTATTGATATAATCAAATTGCGGCTTGGTCGGCGTTAATTTAGCCATTCAATGAATAAGCTCCCAAAATCTTAATGATTAACCTCCCAAAAAATTACAAAGCCATTTACTGATTTCGCAATTCTTGAGAGATTTGGTATACCCCCCGTAGGGGAGAAATTTTTTTTAGGTCAAACTGCCATCGGGATTAACGATTTCAATGCTGATTGGCTCTACGCGAGACAATTGATCAATCTCAGCCTTGTCAGTCTGTCCTAGCATCTGCTTACCGAGCCAAATAGCTAATTGGGTGTTGCCATCCATAGCCATTTCTAGCTGTTTACGGCGCAAACCCTTAATTGCCTCAAATCTACCACGATCTACAGCGCCTTTAAAGTCTAAATCGTTCTTATAACGATCTTTAACTGTGGTTTCGGAGCAATTATAGAACTTAGCAAGCTCTATAAACGAGCAATGTGACCTTGAGAGGTCTTCTAGCTCAACTAAGTCAAACTCTACTTCTGGTCTGCCTCGTTTTCTATCTGTCATTCGATTTATCCGCTAAAAAGTTATGGGGTGTATTATACGCGCCGTCTTTGAGAATCAATCCGCCCTACCCCCCCCTCTTCATTATCCAGCATACCCGCCAGACTTTATATGCGGTCGCATACTGGACGCAATGGCATCGATCAATGCAATGGGGTCAGTATATGGGGGCGTTGCTTAGAACGCAATAGACGCGCACTAAATGGTATTGACTTATAGGAGGCCGCCAAATGTATAATGTAAATGATTTGAGGTTTTAGAGTATATCTAAGGCATAAAAAAACCCACGTATTAAGGTGGGCTGTTGTGTGTTCTTGTATAGGTGTGGATGTAATAGATTCCAAAAATAAGGGGTTCTAATCATCCCAAAAGTGTTGCCAGTCTGTGGCTATGTTATATATTAATGCGGCTATCATATAGACAAACACAATAGCGAATAATAGCTCCTCGCTTTGGCCCATCATAAGGAACCACCATTGCCGTGCTTATCGTCCCAATGATTGTTAACAATGGCCCGCTTATTGTCCTGTAGTATATCAATGGCGCACTGTATAGCGTTGAATAGTTCTCGCTTAGTCTTTGCCTTATATACTGGGTTACTCTCAAAATGCGCGCCTATGGTTAACCATTGTCTAAGCTCATAATAAGTGCCCGCTCTAATGATATATTTACCGCGCTCAGGTATATCGCTATAAATAGACTCTAACAACCTATGCTCACTTAACGCATTTAGCTCTCTGGCTTGCGCGTGTAAATTAATAATCTTTATTCTATCAGTCATAATTTCACCCTTATATTGTAGCATTTAAGCCATTGTTTTTACTGATTAATATATTTAGCCGTACTTCGCCTGATACAGTTTGCGGCCATGATCAATAATGTATCTGGCCACTTCAACATCAAGCGCGAAGTATTCCGCAAAGTATTCATAAGTTAAGAAATTGTTAAAGTATTCTAAAAACATATCCATAAAGTACTGATTAGAGTCTATCTGCTCCATTATTCGCTCCTTATAAATGCGCCAGTATTGTTAAGTCTAAGCCTTTAATATTGTGCCAAGCGCCTCCAGCATAGGCATAATGCCCGCTTTTATGCGGTAGTGAGGCAAAAATGCCCGCTTGATCATTGACTCGCCAGTCGTTATTGTTTTGCGCGTTTAAGAACTTGTGCATAAGGTCGGCGTCTTTGTATGACTTGACCATTAGCCGCTCGCCTTTAATTTTACCGTTGCTTTTCATAATTGAATTTTGCATTATTTGACCGCCTTTTTGCGTGGTTTAATTTTTAAAACGTCTTTTTTAGGTACTTTGTAGTAATTGCCGCATATGTAATAGTTATGGGGGATTGTCGCGCCGCCTAAACTTTGACCCCTTGGCATAATGCCCACTTTTCTTAATAAAAGATCAAGAATAAATTCCTCTTTTGAATACTGACACCCTTGTGTTCGCATAAAAATAGAATCTATCTTTCTATCATGTAATACGCCGTAAACTTGATGACCATTAACGCCGCTATTCTTTGACCAATAAAGCTCGATACGGCAATGGCCTTGCAATGTTATGCACTTAAATGGCGTACTCTCGCATTTATTTTCTATTGTTTGATAATCCATTTTTTAAACCCTTTATTTATAAAAATTTAGAATAGTGTTTTTTTCGCCTGTAATAACTTCGTAACGGTTTAATTTTGTTAAATCATTTTTACCGTTAGTTTTAATAATAGAATTCATATACTTTAAAACTTCAGATTCGCCGCCAGTCAAAATAATTTCTTCCGATTGCGTGTCAATAATTGCGTGTAAATTGTCCATTTTTAAGCCCCTGAATAGTTAGTAATAATATAAAAAGCAATGGGAGCGGCCAATATAAAGCCGCTTAATAGTCCTGTAATGGTTTGGGCTAGAATGCTAGGCTCACTAGCTATAGTTGCGCCTTTGCCCGCTTTGCGCGCCTTATACGCGCCGTTTTTGTAGTCGTTAGTTATCATTAGAAGGCCTCGCATAAGTCAATAAAGCGCTTCCTAGTGTCGGCCTTATTGCCTTGTGAATGCGCAACCCATAAAGACCGCTTGTCTTTTACGCCTACAAAACGCGACAATTGCGAGCCGCACTTCACCCATTGCCCGCGTTGTAATTTAATCTGGCCGCTTAGAACAGCTTCGCCGTGAGTCCATAAGTCTATTGGTTTAATGAATTTCATATTGTTCACCCTTTTTAATTGCGCGTTATTCGCGACTTGTGTGGAATTATAGGGCAATAATTTAAATTATCAACCCTTTTCCTTAGATTATGTATATATATTTAAAATGGGGCTTATATCAATGCGCACGACTGGCCGCTATAGTCTTTAAACATAAAGCGCGGCTTTTGTTCTTACTTCTATTTATACGGGTAAAAAAAAGGGTTTTTATGGTTTAAAAAAGTACTGTATATATATACAGTGTTTAAGATCAAAAAAAGTACTGTATATTTACTTAGTACTGTACGTTTACCCAGTGAAAATACAAAAAATCCGATTCCCGTCAGCAAATCCAATGAAATACCTCCCAAAATTCCAAGAGAATACCTCCCAAAATTTCAATGAAATACCTCCCAAAATTTTGAAAACAACTTTTTAAAAAAGTGGTATGAAAAAATAAAATAAATCTAGTTGATAAAAAGATTTATTAAAATCCACTAAATATATTTGCTAATACGCGCACTTTATATATATAATCGTTGACATTATAACTACGGAGATCAATATGCAATTCACTACACCGTCACAATATGCAAAGTCTTATGGCTTCAGAACGCTCAAGCAAGTGTCAAACATGACAGATGTTAGCAGTGAAACACTCATACGTTGGTTCTCTAAGCGCAGAGATTTATTTGAAATAGTTATCCTCGGTTGTGTTGTCCAGAAGCAGTTAGACGACAGAAACGAGGCTAAAAATGGGGATTAAACGTGACCCAGCAGACAATTGGTTCAGTAAATGCGTGCGCGAGCGTACAGATTACACCTGCGAGGTCTGCTTTAAATCGTATGACCGCAGTTCGACTGGCTTGCATTGCTCTCATTATCACGGTCGCGCAAATAAGTCAGTCAGGTGGCACGGTGACAATGCCTTTGCACACTGCTACGGCTGTCATCAAAAAATGGGAGCTAATCCACACGAATTTCAGCTCTGGGCAGAGAAAACGCTAGGTTCTGGTCGTTATGAGATTCTTACTGAGCGTAAAAACGACATAAACATGGCAAAACAGATGTTTAAAGATAATAAAGCTGGCCACATAGCCAAGCATTATAAGAAGCAGCACGCCATTTTGAGTGAAAAGCGCAATAATGGTGAAACCGAGTATTTAGAATTTGAGGATTACGCATGAGTGAGTATAAAAATTGGCGAGACAAGCAAAAAGCACTAGGGCGCGGTGAAATAAGAGGCGTTTTTGTAAAAAAAGAATCTCATAAAGAGATCAAAGCACACATAAAGCATATTTTAAGATTGACAGAAAAAGGGATAACACATGAGCACATCAGTAATCGACTGGCTAGAATTGATTTGGAAGACTGAACTACCGTCTAACTCTAAATATGTAGCAAGTTACCTCAGAACCTATATGAACATGAAGCGTGACCTCTGCTGGCCCTCTGTTGGCCGTATAAGCCGTGAAACAGGTTTGTCCGAGCAAACAGTAAGGGCGCATATTAAGAAGTTAGAGGCGGCGCAGTGGCTTGAGGTCGATAGAAGCGATGGCGGGCATAGCGGTACTACAAATCGCTATAAAGCTACCGTTCCTATGACCCCTGCAACCATTGCACCCCTGCAACCATTAGACCCCACCCCTGCAACAGTTGCACCCCTACCCCTGCAACCATTGCAGAGGAATAAACAATGTAATAAACAAAGTAATAAACAATTATTAGATAAAGAGATACCTGAAGAGTTAGCTGGTGCTGCAACGGCTTACTGGTTAAAGAAGGGTGCAGCGTTCGATATGGAAGAGCAGTGGATGCTATTTACCTCTCACCACCAAGCTAAAAAGACTAATGTTCACAACTATGCAGCCGCTTGGAGAACTTGGTACGTCAATGCAGTACGCTTTGCAGCTAACAGGCCAGAGAAGAAAGAAAAAGTCTTCAACAGACTCACAGATAACTCATGGGCAGACGGTTTTTAAAATAAATTTAAATAAAACGAATAAAAGGCTTGACCGATCTAATAGTTACGCGTAACATTCATTTCATCAACTACTGCTTGAAGGAGCACAAACCATGAACAACATACAAGACAATCCAGCACGAGTAGCACCACCAGAGCCACCTAAAGGCTTTTCTATGGATAAAGCTAAAAGGGACTTAATTGACCTTTACTTAGATTCTGATAAATACGATGGCTCATTCCATGACCATTTAGAAACGTATATTGTCGAAAACGGTTTAATTCATCATTGGATGCGTAAGATGCACACTCGCAACGCCGATGAAGTGCAGCTTGATATGCAAGATCTTCTTAGCTCAGTTGTATCTAATTATTTGGAGCGCACGCTATGAAAGTTAAAAACTTAGCAGAGAATGGTCTAACAGGCTCTAGCATTGGGGATGCAATGTCAGCTTTAGCAGAGACTGGCTGGCTTGAGTATGAATTGCAGGTCTCTATTAAGGCATATATGCACTCTCACAACTTTGAGAACGGTTATGCTTTTGCAAAAAAGATAGAGGCCATAGCTTTAAAGGCTTGGAGTGAAGAGGTGAAAGAGAAGTCTAAACGCATCAACGCTCATGGATTACCGTTTTAATGGTCCGAGAAACCACTTTTAAGCCTGTTGATTTAGATTATCGCGGCACCGCTTACCAGAAGCACCACAAAAAAATGGTAGGCGGTAGCAAGCGTTTTATCTCTGATACAGCCTGTCCGAAGTGCGGCGAGTATTTAAGAGTCTGGAGAGGCCAGCGTAACGGAGAAAAGACATCGGCTTGTAAAGGTTGTTATGTCGATAAAAAGAACAAATCTATAGATAAAACACAGGCTGATAAGCGCAGAGCTATAGAGGCTCACCAAGAGCGCACAAACGATTTAGACTGGGAGTTAATGTAATGGCTATATATATTTGTGAGTATTGTAATGATTATAAAGACGGCGATTATGACCCGTGCGAAAGTGTAGGTAAGTACGATTCTATTTGCGGCAATTGCAGCGTAGAGCATTTTAATGAAGAAGGAGAGGAAAACGATGATAGAGAATGTAGCTGATTTAAAAAAATTAATCCAAGACCTTGACGACGATACGATTGTTGCGGTAGACGATTATGGCGCTTTTTACGGTATAAGTGATGCTGAAGTTACACATGACGAAGAGACAGATAGCTATCAAGTACTGTATTTAAGAGTAAATAAAATTTTTAATGAATAGGGAGAAGAAAATGAATAAGTCAAAGATTAAAATGTTTTTTCTTGGGTTGCAGAAGGAGGAGTTATTATGAATACATCATCCCCCCAATTTACAGAACAAGACGTTTTATTTTCGTTCTCTGAAGAGGAA